TACCCTGCCTCAAGACCTTTCTAATATTCGTTCGCAGGCCGCTCAAACTCAGGCTGACTTGGACTACCAAGCTACTTGGGGTGAGCTATCCGATGACTTAGTGGAAGCCACAATGGACGATGACGGGAACGAAGTCTTGAACCTTCGTGACGCACCAGAGCTTGAAGAAGTCAGACAACTCTGGACTACCGGGCATCAAAACAAAGATGTGCCTGCACTCCAGCGAGCAGTAAGACAGGCACAGAGGGTCGTAAGGCAAATGGAACGTCAAAAATCGAGTGAAGCTCAGCAAGCTGCTAGGCAAGAAGGCCGTGAAGAGGCTGAAGGTGCGGGCGCTTTTGATTTAAGCACCGGCCCTTCTGCTGGCGGTAGCGGCGGAATGTCAGACGATCAGTGGATTAGAGAGGTTTACTCGAACCCAGATCACAACCCAACCAATGAAGATAATAGGCGAGCTAAAGTCATCCTTGATAGGATGCGAAGCTCGTAAAGGAAGTTAACTCATGGCTAGTGGCGATACTACTACCCAACAAGTAGCCGACTCACTGCCCCTTGCGGTAGCGTCGGCCCGCCAAACGCGGGAATTTGAGGGTGTAATGCCACAGGTAGTGGATAAAGTAACGCTTGCCGCAGGCACTGGCTTGGGGTGGCGTGAAGTTACAATGGCGCAGCTTACTGCCCAGAACGTAACTGAAACTACCAGGCTGAACAACCCTCAGCAAATGACCGACACCCTGCTCACGATTACCCCTTCGGTGACTGGTATTCAAACCCTTATCACTGACCGGGTAGCCTCTCGGATTTCTCCGGTGGCCTTCGCTAAGCTCGGTGGCCTTGGTCAAAATGCTATCCAGCGCAAGAAAGATGACGATGGCCTGACCGTCCTAGACGGTGCTACCACTTCTCTGGCTGGTGCTGGTACTACCCTAACCTCTGGTCATATCAGTGCTGGTGCTCACCGAGTAACTAGCAATGCTACAGAGCCGGGTAACGAGCCTATCCGTGCAGTCTTACATGGCTTCCAGATCAAGGATATCCATGACGAGATCACTGCCGGTGTAGGCACCTACAACCTCCAAGAAGGCCCCACTGCTAGGGTGTGGGCTGAGAAATTCCAAGGGATGATCTCCAATGCTCAGGTCTTTGAGGATGGCAACATCACCATCGACGCCTCTGCTGATGCTAAAGGCGGAGTCTTTGCACAAGAGGCCATCATCTTGGTGCAGGGCCGTAGCCCTTGGACCGAAACCCGTAGGGAGCCTGATATTGGTGGCGGTGCTACTAGTGTGTGGCTCTACGATGAGTACGCATACGGCGAGCGCTCCGCAGGTAACTGGCTTTTCGAAATCTATAGTGACGCGACGGCTCCTACTAGTTAATAACTAGTTTCCGGACGCGAGGAGGAAAGAGATGCCCACGGACACTTCAAAAGGTTACGTCGTCTTCTTCGACGAATTCCTAGGCGACCTACTAGATGACGCCTGGGGCTCTAGCGTAGATAACTGCGCGACGGCGATTATCCCTACACCTGATACAGCAGTAACTGATGGCTTTGTCAGGCTGCTGACTCACTGTGCGGATAACAACATGGCCGAGATCGGCCACTCCCTAAGCTGGCGTGCCCAAGACGGCATGATGAGCATGGAAGTGCGTGTAGCCATGAGTGCTATCACTACTACTTCTATGTCCATTGGCTTTAATGACGACCAGCTAGAAGCTAGTAATACCTTGCCGGTCGAACTGTGCGGTACCACTTTCACTAGTAATGCGGCCACGTTTGTGGGGTTCGTATTTGATACGGACGCTACCAACGATAACTGGCACGCCTTTGCTGTTGATGACTGTACCGACACGACCACTGCGATTGCTTGCCTTAACACCGGCAAGGCTCCTGTTGCTGCCACCTACCAGACCTTGAAGGTGGTCGTACACGACCGGGGTGCTTGCAACATGGCGTATGCCGAGTTCTTCATCGACGAAGAACTAGTATCTAGTATTGCTTGTGCGGTTGACCGCGATGCTGTCTTGGTCCCCCATATCGCTGCGGAAGCCCGTGTAGGCTGTGCTAGTCGTAACCACGACGTCGACTACGTCGAGGTTATGAAAAGTAGGGCTTAACCCTGATGCCCTCGAACCGAGAGGTTCTTCGGAAGGTGCTCCGGAGGCGGGCTGATCCAGAGAAAGCGAAGCAGCTTGCCTACCGGACATCTTCGGAAAAGGCCCTACAGTTGGCTAAGCGAATGAAGGATGCCGGGAAAGCCTAGGAGCTTAGCGGTTTAAAAATTAAAGGAGGCCCGGATCACTATGCCTAGTAGGCGAGGATGGCGTTGGGATGGTCCCAACACGCGCGGTGGGCTCTACGTTGACGGTACAGAAGTACTACGAGTAGACGGCACTGCCGGTACCACTAACTTAGTAGACGATGTGGCTGTTACTGCCGGTACGTTGGACATACAAGACGGCGGCACAGTTACTCAGGCTACCAACAAGACCACTGGTGTGACGATTAATACACACAGTGGCCAGATCACCATGAATAACGCTTCACTAGCGGCCGCTGCTGAAGTAACTTTCACGGTCACCAACTCTGCGGTCACAGCTACGTCAGTTATTATCGTGAACATTGCGTCGGCTGCGACCACTAATGATGACTACGTAGTTGGTGTAGGCGCTGTTGCTGCTGGGTCCTTTGCTATCTACCTCGGGAATGTTTCAGCGGGTGCTCTAACGGATGCCCTGGTGCTGAACTTCGTGGTAATCAAGGGAGCCTCATCTTAACAATCTAATAACTAGGAAGTGACCAACGTGTCCAAGATCGACTGGCCCATCTACGCGACTAGTATGCTCACCATGAATATGCGGCAGGCGCTCAGTCAGCTAGAAACCCAGTACAACGAGAAGCTCTATCTTCTAGAGGTACTAAAAGACCTTAAATCTGGTGCAACCACTCTCTCTCAGGTAGAGGTCTCGGACGATTCAGTCCGAGTCAAAGACCCTGAACCAGAGGAATAACGTGCCAGACACAGACTGTGAAGGACTAGTCCACCGAGTTACATCAGAGAAACTACCGGACCGGGGACCAATGCCTTCAGGGACGCATGACTGGGAGTTGTCCTGGTCGCGCAGTGGGGCGGTAATGCGGTTGAACTTAAAGCGCTGCCCCTGCTGCCACCAGGACTACACCTGGGAGTGCAAAGAAATGGTTGGGCCGATGGTATTCGCGTATACCGATAAAGAAGCAGGACGGATGGTCTTGCGAGGCAGAGCCAGGTATAAGTACGGCGACGGTCAGACCATGTACCCAAGAGTAGAATTCTGGAGACCTAAAGAAGATGGTTAATTTAAAGCTAGACCTGCACACCGGCCTGAAGACAGAAGGTGACATCGAGCTTCCCCCTTCACAGTACCGGCTTTGTTACCGGAGGGCCTATAAAGACTGGCGAGTACGTGATGAACGCACCCGAGAGCTTTACCACGTAGAAGACATCGCTGAGTGTCCTATTAATATCAACTGGACTGACCAAGGGTCCCACATCTTCCACATGGGTGGCATCTACATAGACGAAGACTACGTTCTACACCTGCGGGACAATGGCTAACTTAGTACAGACTACTGACTACATATTGATGGACGAACCCTGTCTCCAGATGGACGAGAGGAATTTGGTAGCGACGGACGGCCACGGCTGGCGTCGCTACCAACGTTTTATAGTCCTGCGGAGTGAGCGCCCAGCCGAGCATGTGATAGACATGGGGCCGCGTGAGTCTTTCACACACGAAGAACTATTAGTGCGCGGTGCTGTCCAAGACCCCACTACCGGTAGGGTAGAGGTACTGCATACAGTAGGCGAGCTTAAAGATATCGCTGACTATATGCGAGAAAAACCGGCTCTTTCCACGACCCGTGATGCCCGTGATATCTGGGGGGAGTACTTTAAGCAATTAGAGAACGCCCAGAAGTTAGTAACAGCCACGAGTACTTACGGCCCTGGTGGGAGCACGATAAGAGGAAGTTAAATGGTTACTTCAACTGAGTCCCTAGCTAGTCTATCTGAGGAAAGTTCTTCTGAGGTTCTGGATTTACTAGAGTCTCTTGCTGCTGGCGTAGAGCTAGCAGATGAGCCTGGTGGTGAATTCGTTGGGCAGGTGCTACACAAGCCCGATAGTGATATGCCCTTCCCGACTAGCACGGCCAGCCTAGAGTCAGCCGGGTGGCTACCGGTGTGGCACACCGTGACTGGTGAGCTAAGTGTTATTAATGCCAACATGCTTACTATCCAGCTATCTAAGCGCTTAGAGAACGGCCAGCGTGCCTTCACGACTAGAGACCCTGGCATCATTCCATTTAGAGGCATTCTCAAGTGCTTTTTGCATACAGATGACGATGACCGAGAGACTTGGGACCAGATGGGTATGCCTAGCTGCGATAAGTCTAACCTCCCCAATCAGTACCAACGCTTGTCCCATATGCTGCACCGGCACAAGACTGAGTGGGGCAGCATCGAAGAGAGGCGCAACCGCCAAGAGCGGGTGGAGGACAGGGAGTATCAACGCTCTACCGGTGATGCCTTAAGGGCGATGGCTGATGCACTGTTGGCAGAGCGAGCGCCTGCGCCGCCCCCTGTCATGAAGAGTACGGCTCCTGCTCATGAAATTATGCCTACTGTCCCTGCGGCGGTGACGCCTCCGCGTAAGTACAAGAGGCGCAAGGCTTTGGTAGAGAGGGTGGCTACCTGTGAATTCTGTGACCACACGACTACTGGTGGCACGCAGATGGTAGCTAACAACCGGATGAAAACACATTCAAAGGTGGTACATCCAAATGCCTAAAGGAAAGGGCTACCCCAAAGGTGGCAAGAAGGGTAAGTAATGGGACAGTCGGAGTTCAACACAGTTGGATATCAGAGCTTAACCGTAGACGCTACCTCTGGGGGTGTGGCCCTTACTGTCCCCACGGGTGGGCGTTCTTACGTGGGCATCCTACAAGATGGTCAGATACGCTTTCGTACTGACGGCACTGCGCCTACTACTACAGAAGGCAAACTTGTGGTGATAGGCCAAGAGATTAGACTTAGTGAAAGTCAGATGGCGACGGCTCGCTTCCTCCGTACCACTGGCACGTCTGGCACGCTCAAGGGCGAATTCTTTGATATCCCGATAACACAAGTACCTTAATGACTATCCGGACTATTATCGAATATGGCTCTCTTGAGGCAGAGCAGCGTGCCCTCTGGGAGCCGTTCTACCAGCGTACCCTGAACATTCTTGGTACGTCTGGCATCATCATCCCTATGGGCGATCCCAATCCCAGGAGGTCTCCGTATTGGACGTGGCTCCGTTGACCAACTCACCAGCACAGTGAACGACAACCTGACCAACTTAGACGACTCCACCGTGCGCATTCTAGGATACAAACACTTCCAGGAGTTGTTCTGATGCACGCTGTAGAAACCTTCCACCTAGAGCGAACCCTAGATACTGAAGGCAAGACCACAGGCGCTAGGGTCTGGATGGACGATGAAGAGTATTGGATCGATTCCAAGGACGAGGTTGAGCAACTCATAGGGGGGCTTGCGCAGGTGCTAAAGCAGATGCGTGCGCAGGAGCATAGCGGGTTGCTCGTACCGTAGATGTTAATTGCAGGCTTGGTGGCAGCTATTCTAGTCACCCTTATTCTAGGGCCAGAGGAAGTACGAAAGAAAATACACAAGCACTACTTCCGGTCCCTGAGGCGTTACCAACGAGCCGTCGGAGCTTCTCAGCGAGGGGCTGCATACACGCGCCTAACGGCCCAGCACATCCCAGCATTCCCGGGCTGGCAACCCTACAACCCATACCCGGCCATCAAACGCTTTGCCACAGCCTCAATGAAGAGCTTCCTAGCCTTAATAAAACTCAATGGTCACTGATAGGTAGATATGGCATTTACAATTCTGAACCAAGCTGATGCAGGCATTGCTGCCCAGGCAGAGCTAGATAGTGTAGACTTCGACATCCTCGCTGCGGCTTTGAACGCCCGGGGAGTGGTCACTGGTTGCGCGGTGACAGCCCAAGGGACTCCCAATATGACCGTAGCAGTCGCTGCTGGCACTGTGCTTATTGATGGCGTCCGTGTGGCCGTGACCGGCGCTAACGGGACGATTGGGACCGCCGACGCCAGCAACCCGCGCTTCGACCTGATTAGCATCAATTCATCTGGGACTATCGTGGTGACCGCAGGTACCGCTGCCGCCCGTCCTGTTTTCCCTGCTATCCCTGCTAACAGCGCGGTGCTGGCCACGGTGCACGTTCCGGCCAACGACACTGCCATCCAGACTGCTCAGATTACTGATAAGCGTGCCATTGTGGGCGACATAGCGTCGGGCGGTGTCCAAGATGACATCCTGCTACGGCTAGGGACGACTGGTGACATCGCGTTAGTCCTGAGGAGCACTGCTCTCGGGGCTGATACAGCCCTTACCAATGTCGTTGAAGGTACGGCCGATACTCTGGCGACGGCTGCGAACTCGTTGATTCTGTCGAATACCACCAACGACGGTGATATCCACATCGTAGTCAGCAAGGGCGGTAACACACATACTGCTTTCTTGGCTGACGGTTCGACCGGCGATACTATCCTGAACGCGGCGACGGGCCGGTCCGTGGATATGTACGTGGCCGGGACTAAAGTGGCTGACTTCTCGGCTTCTGGATTAGACCTGGCCTCGGGCGACGTGTTCTCTATCGGTGGGTCTCAGGTGATGAGCGCGAGTGCTCTTGCGACTACGGTCAAGGTCTCGGTCGCTGGGATTGCGAACGGGACTGACGGAGAACTGATTACCTGGGGGACTGACGGAGCACCGGCCACTGTTGCTGTGGGGACCGCCACGCACGTTCTGACGTCCAACGGGGGCGGACAAGCACCTACCTTCCAGGCCCCCGCCGCCCCAAGAAGCGCGGCGAGTCAGGCAGCGATCGAAAATGAAACAGGAGAGGACACCTTCGCGCGGCCGGATCGACTTAAACACATGCATGGCGCTGCCAAGACG